AAATACTCTGCAACTAGTCGAAATCACAAAAGAAAACCCTACAGAGGACAAGGTTAATGGCAGATTCAGATCCAACAAAGGCACCACATAACGTCAATACAGTTGGCGGTGGAAGTGGAAAGACAGTAGGACAATATGATGTCTCCGCACAAGCACGTAAAAAGTCTGCTGCAATCAATAATAACTCTCAGTCACCATTGGCAGCAGGGTAGAAAAAGACAATTGAATAACCTTAAGCACTTGGGTAAATACCTAAGTGCTTTTTTTATGCGATAAATAAGATATAATAATGGAATTTGGTATGGAAACTAAAAACGAAGACAATTTACTGCGTGAAGTTGTTGGAGATGATGCCAATGATGCTAGAAGAAAGCAAAAATTGGAAGAAAGTGACCTAGATACACATAAGTGTCCTGAACCAGAATGGCTCTAATAGACCGATCAAAAAATAAATCTCAAGTTTTTAAGGATGTTGCTTTATCATTTGTTAAACATCCAGTTACGAACGATATTGGTATTTTTTCTAATGAGGATGCCATACGAAGATCTGTTATGAATCTTGTTAGAAGTCGTATGGGTGAAAGATTTTATAATGATTTGATTGGAACACAGATTGAGTCTTCTTTGTTTGAATTAAATACAGTTTTTGATCAAGAAAGTATTCAAGACGATATACTTCTTTTACTTGAAAACTTTGAACCAAGGGTAAGTAATGTTAGGTGTAGAGTTTCCTTTCCACCTGATACAAATGAATTAAATGTTGAAATTCGATATGATGTGACTGGTTTGGCTTTGCCTACTCAAAATATAGAATTTGTCCTTCAATCTACTAGACTATAATGGCGTTCAATCAGTTTACTAACCTAGACTTTGCTGATCTTAGGGCACAAATTAAAGATTATCTGAGAACTAATAGTAATTTCACAGATTTTGACTTTGAAGGATCAAACTTCTCTGTTTTGATTGATCTATTAGCATATAACTCATATATCACTGCCTATAACACCAATATGGCAGTTAATGAGTGTTTTCTTGATAGTGCAACTTTAAGAGAGAATGTTGTTTCACTTGCAAGAAATATTGGTTATGTACCAAGGTCAAGTAGGTCTGCTTCTGCTACGGTTAATTTTAGTGTTGATCTAGGAACAAATGATACTAGGGTTGTAATATTAAAAGCTGGACAAGTTGCATTAGGTAATCAACAAGGTGGTCAATATATATTTTCAATTCCAGATGATTTCGTTGCAACTGTAGATGACAATAATGTTGCTCTTTTCAATAACTTAACACTCTCTGAAGGTGTATATCTAACAAAAACCTTCACAATTGACTATTCTCAACCAAATCAAAGATTTATTCTTCCAAACTCGAATATTGATACTACTTCTATTCGTGTTACGGTAAAATCAACAACAAATGAGATTTATGCTTTATATGACAATATTCTAAGAGTAGATTCTACTTCTAAATTGTTCCTTATTCAGGAAATTGAAGATGAACAGTATGAGATACTCTTTGGTGATGGAATTTTAGGTAAGAAGCCACCAGCTGGTGCAACAGTTAGTGTCAGTTATATTGTAACTAACGGACCTCTTGCTAATGGTGCTGCTAACTTCTCTTTCATTGGTATTTTGAAAGATGATACCGATGCAACTCTTACAAGTGGTATTTCTTTACTTACAACTACATCTAGTGCTTCAAATGGTGATAATGTAGAAGATATCAGTTCAATCAAATACCTGGCACCCCGTATATACGCTGCACAGTATCGTGCAGTAACGGCAAACGACTATAAGGGTATAATTCCATATGTTTATCCTAACGTCGAGTCTGTAACCGCCTATGGGGGTGAGGAGTTGGATCCACCTGAGTATGGAAAGGTATTCATATCGATTAAACCAAGAAATGGTTCATTCCTATCTCAGATTACTAAAGATAGTATCTCTACACAATTGAAACAATATTCTATTGCTGGAATTAAACCAGAGATTATAGACCTTAAGTATCTTTATGTTGAAGTTGATTCATCTGTTTATTACAACACTAACGCAATATCCAATGTAACTGATTTGAGGACATCTGTAGTTAAGACATTGACTTCATATGCACAATCAACAGATATCAATGCTTTTGGTGGAAGGTTCAAATATAGTAAAGTTGTTGGTTTGATTGATGACTCTGCTAGGGGTGTTACTTCTAACATTACTAAAGTTAAGATGAGAAGGGATATCATTCCAGAAATCAATACATTTGCTACATACGAACTTTGTTATGGAAATGCTTTCTATCAACAGTGTGATGGTTATGGTATTAAATCTACAGGATTTACCGTAAGTAATATTAATGGAACTGTTTATCTTGGAGATGTTCCTATATCTGGAACTACAACTGGAAGATTAGTATTTTTCAAACTTGAAAACAATCTACCTCTCATTGTTAAAAATGATGCTGGAACAATAGATTATACGAAAGGAGAGATCATTTTGGATGTGGTAAATATAACAGGTACTTCATTGGCAAATGGAACAATTCAAATAGAAGGAATTCCTCAATCCAATGATGTTATTGCATTGAAAGATTTGTATTTACAACTAGACGTTCAACATAGTGAGGTCTCTGCTATTCCTGACGTTGTTTCATCTGGTGAAAATACATCTGCTACATCATACGTCACTACATCCAGCTACACAACTGGCTCAGTCTATACAAGATAAATGACGGATATTAAAAAGGTAAAAATCTCTCATATTATTGAGTCGCAGATTCCTGAATTTCTGAATCAGGAGTCACCCCTCTTTAAGGAGTTCCTTAACGTCTATTATCAATCACAGGAACACCAATCTGGTGTTGTTGATTTAGCTAGCAATCTTGTTGATTATAGAAAGATAAGTGCATTTAACAATGAAACCCTAGTGCCTGCAACGGTTTTGACGGCTGATATTCTTGCTGGTGAGGGTACAATAACTGTAACTTCCACTGCTGGTTGGCCAACTTCATATGGTCTTTTAAAGATTGACAATGAAATTATTACATATACTTCAAAAACCGAAACACAATTTTTAGACTGTGCTAGGGGATTTAGTGGTATTGACCAGATATCAAGAGAAGACGCATCTGAATTTTTAAGTTTTCAGGAGACAGAAGCTGATAAACATCTAGCTACTACTCCAGTACAGAATTTAAGTAACTTATTCCTACAAACATTCTTCACTAAGTTTAAGACTGAGTTCCTTCCTGGCTTTGAAAATAGAACTTTTACTACTGGAACATCAATTAGTAATGTTCTAACAAGGGCAAAAGACTTTTATATGTCTAAGGGAACTGATGCATCATATCAGATTCTCTTTAAATTACTTTATGGTGAAGAGATTGAACTGATTAAACCAATTGATCAGACTATTTCCGCATCATCCAACGTATATTTTCAGACAAAACACTTACTTGTAGAAAATCTTTTTGGTGGAGAACCATTAAATGCAGTTGGTAATTTCTTATACCAAGATATACCTGGCATTGGAACTGCAAGTGCTTCGATTTATAATGTAGAATATAGACCTGTTGGTTCTAAAGACTTTTATGAATTGTCTCTAGACTCTACTTCTTTTGACGGATCTTTCCAGATTCCAGGCAAAACTAAAACTCTTGAAGCAACTAAAGAAGATTCTACTTCAATTGTTGTTGACTCTACAGTTGGGTTTGGTAAAACTGGTAATCTTTTAATTAAACCAACAAAAGATTCTAACTTCCTTAATGTATCATATAAAGATAAAACAGTTAATCAGTTTCTTGGTGTAACTGGTGTATCTACTGATTTAAATTTCGCTGCAGATATATTTCAGAATAAGTTAGCATATGCATATTCTGGTATAGGTCAAACTGCTTTATTGCAATTTAGACTTGTAAATGTTATCGATACCGTTGATACTACCGACACATCAAATATGATGGTTGGAGATTCAATGAAATTGAACTCTTTTGGTGAAGATTTGGGAGATGATCCAAAATTTAATAATTGGATTTATAATATTCCTTCTACTCATTCAATTTCATCATTTAGTCAAGTAAATATCAATACTTATAGAATTGTACTATTTGATGCCATCGTTTTCTATGTTGATGAGGAATTAACTCTAGCAGACCAGTTTGGAAATTCTATATCTGTTATCGTTAAAGATATTGAGTATGGAGCAACAAATATACAAAAGAAATTCTCAAACACTGTTGTAGTTCAGGTATCTTCAACTCCTCCTGCTTCTCCAACAACAATTCAAAAGAAGGTTATAAAAGCTTCTCATAATTCTAATTATTTTGCTGGTGTTGATGATTTCCCAGTAGGTATCCAGAATACTTATTTGGATAAAGATGAGAGATATAATTATGTTGCTTCTTCTGGATTACCAAACTACCCCATTTTTGCGACAGATAACAAAGTTTGGGTTAAGTCTGATACTGTAGAAGCACTAGATGGTGGAACTCCAATTTTAGGTGGTGGATACACATATACGATACAATCTATTGACCCACAATCCAATACTGCTTTTAAACACAATTATGTAACTGGAGATAAGATATATTGGGATAATACTACTTCAAGTGGAATTCAAACTGGTATTTACTTTGTTACCAGTGTAAATCAGACTGAATTTAGACTTTCATATAGTGGTTCTGATGTATTTGCTAATAAGTATATTGCTTTAAAGACAAATACTACAGGACAGTACATATACAAGTCTGGTTGGGAAAATAAAACACTTAAAAACCAAAAGATTTTACGTAAATTTCCATATGTAAAAGAAAGGAATTATTTTGATGATCCAAACAAAAGAGATATTGATAATAGACCTATAGCACTGTTGGGTAATGGTGTTGAATTATTTCCACCAACTGTTCTTGATGAACAAATATTCTATGGAGATATTTCTAATATTGAAGTAACCGATTCTGGTAAAGATTATGATGTTCTTAATGGACCTCCATTAATTATTAATGATAATCAGGGTTCTGGTGCTTCTGCTCATGCTAATGTAACTGGATCATTCAGAGATGTTAAACTTGTAACGCCTGGAATAGGATATCAAGAAAAACCAAAGATATCTGTTACTGGTGGTAATGGTAGTGGTGCTGTTTTGGAATCTAACTTTGTTAGAGGAAGAATTCAAAATAACTTTAAAGCAGACGGTTCATCAGTTAATACTACGTCAGATACAATTGATTTTGAAACTAGACATAATTTTGAATTAGGTGAAGGTGTTGTATATGATGCAAGAGGAAATACTCCAGTTGGTAATATTGTAAGTGGTTCAACTTATTATGCTTTTCCAGTTAGTGATTTAATAATTAAATTACACACAACTCCAGAAGATGCTGTTTCTGGAATTAATAC